GGTCGAATGCGTTCATGCGGGTTGCGACCCAGATGGTCCAAGCCTCGCGCCACCCGTAGAACCAGATGGTGTACCAGATGCCGTAGGCATTGATGGATTGTTGAACAGCAAAGATGTTGGGGGTTGAACGGTTCATGGTGATTTCCTTTCAGGTTTCGTACTGTACGAAACCCCCCGGTCTCCCGGGGGGCCTCGGTCTACTTACTCGGCGTCTTTGAACTCGATGCCTTCAGCTTCCAAGTAGGACTTGATCAGGTCGATCAGGTTGCCCTCGGCGTTGTCGTAGGACTCTTGCAGGTCGTTGATGAAACCCTCGAAGTCCGCATCCCGGTAACACGTGGCCAATTTGTTGGCCAGTGATTTGGGCTCGCTGGCCTTGGCACCCGCGCCCTTCTTGCCCTTGGCACGCTGGCCGTTCCAGTCGCCGACAGGCTTGCCCGATGCGACCGCCTGCTTGAAGGTCGGCAGGTAGGTCTTCTGAGCGGTGGACTGGGTCAGGCCACCTTCGACGCAGCCGTCAACAAATGCCGTGGCGAGTGCGCAGCCCGTGCCATCTTTGCGGTACGTGCCGACCTTGGCCTTAGCATTGTGAAGCTGAGCGATCAGCTTGTTGATAGTGTCTTTGTTGACCGCTACCAGGGCCTCAGCTTCCCGCATCTTAGCCAGCGCCACCCCTGCAGCGTTAGCCATTGCAGAGAGGGAAGTGGAGTCAGAGGGAACAACCGACAGGTTAACTTTTTTAGCCATGATTACTTTCCTTTGATAGTGCAGTGTGTGGAGTAATATGGATCAGTGCACTGTTCCGATCCATGCTTCGCATTATGCCTGAACTATAAGATCTTGCACGGGATAGGGCCCTTTCGTACAGTACGAAAGCCCCAAGGGCTCCCCACCCCCCGCTTTTGCATCTTGGTACCATACACGCCTTGCTATACTCTATTTTGCACATCACACCACCACAAAATAGAAATCGGGCCGCACGTAGCTATAACATGCAGATCTTGATAACAACGTAGCTCTAACTCTCCCAAACATCTTGTGGTTGCATTTATTAGCGGACCCCAGATCCGTACATCTCACCCTCCTAAAGATCTTATAGGGGGTACCCCCTTCATGATTCTGTACCGTAGAGCCGCGTAAATTTCTCAGCAAACCCCCCGGGGTAGGAGTCCCAACCTCCTTGTTGTGGGGCAGGGTGCATTTCTGATACATTTCGCGCTAACCCTTTCTTTAAGGTGCTGTGGCTGATGCCTGACGAAATGATCCTTGTGACACCAGAATTGGATGTCCCGCCCCCATTCAAGTGGACGGCGGATGAGATCATGGGTATCCATGAGCGTGCGCAACGTGCGTTCAATACCGTTGAGTTTTTGCGCGAAAACGGTCTGGACGATGCGCAGCTTGAAGTCACAGAAGCAGACCGCAAAGAAGCACGTGCGGTGTTCATGGACAGCCCTGCGACACCCCCAGAAAGTATCAATACCCCCGCGAAAGCACTCATGCTTTCTGCGCTCCTGAATGAGTACGACCTTGATGTGGTCAGGAACGCGCAGCAACTGCGCAATTACATCAAGCTAAAGTATCTTGAACTGTCTGACAGCGGCAATCCCAAGGTGGAACTCAAGGCGCTTGAGATGCTGGGTAAGTTGTCCGACGTTGGAGCCTTCACTGAGCGCATTGACATCAATGTGACGCACCGCACGACCGAGGAGTTGGAGGCCGATCTGGCCAAGAAGCTGTCCTCGTACCTGTCGGACATCATTGATGTGGAGGCCAAAGACGCTGGGGCTATGCCTCCCCTGAATTACGACCCACTACCTATCGCTCCGGCGGTGCAGGTGATCAATGTGGACGAGGAGTTGGGCCTTGTGGGCGGGGAGTTGAGCAGCGAAGACGGGGATATGGATGAAGCCAGCCTCTGAATCCCTGAAGTCGTTCTTTGATAACCCGCAGGTGCGGGAGAAAGTGCGTCATCTCACGACGGACCAGCTACTTTCGCTGGTCAAACGTTTCCCACGCGATGAGCAAGAGGCCGTAGCGCAGATTCTGGAGGAGCTTCGCACGCGAACAATACGTGAAGCGGCCCAAGAAGACTTCATGGCGTTCGTGAAAGAGGCGTGGCCGACGTTCATTGGGGGCCGACACCACCGCAGAATGGCCCAAGCGTTCGAGGAGGTGGCCCGTGGAGAGGTCAAACGTCTCATCATCAACATGCCGCCCCGGCATACGAAGTCAGAATTCGCGTCTTACCTGCTTCCGGCATGGTTTTTGGGCAAATTTCCGCACAAAAAGGTCATTCAAACGTCCCATACGGCTGAATTGGCGGTCGGTTTTGGCCGAAAAGTGCGAAATTTGGTGGATTCTGAGGTCTACAAGCGCATTTTTCCCGCTGTTGGGCTGCAAACGGACTCCGCAGCGGCGGGTCGGTGGAACACCAACTTCGGTGGCGACTATTTCGCTATCGGTGTGGGCGGTGCGGTGACCGGTAAAGGCGCGGATCTGCTCATTATTGACGACCCGCACTCGGAGCAGGAGGCTGCCATCGGTGCGTACAACCCCGAGGTGTATGACAAGGTGTACGAGTGGTACACGTCAGGCCCTCGCCAGCGTCTGCAGCCCGGGGGTGCCATCATTATTGTGATGACGCGCTGGTCGCTGCGCGACCTGACGGCTCAGGTGCTCAAGGCCGCTGCCCAAAGGGGTGGTGAGGAGTGGAAAGTCATTGAGTTTCCGGCTCTGTTTGAGGACGACAAGCCGCTGTGGCCCGAGTTCTGGAGCCTGAAGGAACTGCTGGCGCTACGGGAGGAACTCCCGGCCAGCAAGTGGAACGCGCAGTACCAGCAGCAGCCCACCTCCGACAGTAATGCCATCGTCAAACGCGAGTGGTGGCAGTGGTGGGAGGGCGACCGCCCGCCTTCGTGTGAGTTCATCATTCAGGCGTGGGACACGGCCCACGAGATCAAGAAGATCAACGACTTCTCTGCGTGCACGACATGGGGCGTGTTCTACAACGAGGAGGACCGGGGCAACGCCAACATCATCTTGCTGAACTCATATAAGGAGCGGCTGGAGTTTCCGGAACTCAAGCGCAAGGCGTTTGAGGACTGGAAGGAGTGGGAGCCCGACGCGTTCCTCGTGGAGAAGAAAGCCTCCGGAGCGCCGCTGATCCAAGAGTTTCGGGCTATGGGCATCCCGGTACAGGAATACACGCCCAGTAGGGGGCAGGACAAGATCTCACGACTTAACTCTGTTGCGGATTTATTTGCGTCAGGTAAAGTGTGGGCACCGCGCACCCGCTGGGCTGAGGAGTTGGTGGACGAGGTGGCGGCGTTCCCCTCTGGTGAGCATGACGACTTGGTGGACTCCACGACGCTTGCTCTCATGCGATTTAGGCAAGGCGGTTATCTCAGGCTTCCCACCGATGAGCCTGATGACATCAAGTGGTTCAAAGGGTATCGCCGTGAGCGGTACTACACGGTTTAAGGAATCCATATGGCAACCAGTTCAATTGATAAGTCCCTCTACGCGGCCCCGATGGGTATGGAGCAGGAGATGGCTCCTCCTATTGAGATTGAGATTGAAAACCCCGAGGAGGTGGACATCCGCATGGGGGACATTGAGATTGAACTCAAACCCACCAAAGATACCGCTGAAGAGTTTGATGCCAACCTCGCGGACTTTATGGACGACAGTGAGTTGGACTCGCTGGGTGGTCAGTTGGTTGAGGACTTCAATAAGGACATCAACGACCGCAAGGACTGGATCACTACTTATGTAGAGGGTCTGAAGCTCTTGGGCCTGAAGTATGAGGAGCGCACTGAGCCGTGGAACGGCGCGTGTGGCGTGTTCCACCCCATGCTGACGGAGGCCGTGGTGCGCTTCCAGTCCGAGGGCATCACTGAGACGTTCCCCGCCGCAGGTCCGGTCAAGACCACCATCGTGGGTGAGGACACTCCTGAGAAGGAGGAGGCCGCAGCGCGAGTTCGTGATGACATGAACTACCAGTTGACCGAGGTGATGACTGAGTATCGCCCGGAGCACGAGAAGATGCTGTGGAACCTGCCCATCGCAGGCAGCGCGTTCAAGAAGGTGTACTACGACCCGGGTATGGGACGACAGGCGGCGGTGTTCATCCCCGCTGAAGATATCGTGGTGCCCTACGGTGCGTCGAGCATTGAGAAGGCTGAGCGTGTTACGCACGTGATGCGCAAGACCGAGAACGAGATCACCAAGTTGATGGAGGCGGGCTTTTACCGCGACGTTGATCTGGGCGATCCTACACACCAGCTTGATGACATTGAGAAGCAGAAGGCCGAGGAGACCGGCATGTCTGCCATTCAGGACGACCGCTATCGCCTCTTGGAGATGCACGTCGATCTGAACCTCAAGGGCTTTGAACACAAGAACAAAGATGGCGAAGAGACTGGCATCGCTCTACCGTATGTGGTTACGGTGGAAAAGGGCACGAGCAAAGTTCTGGCCGTGCGGCGCAACTGGTACGAGGACGACGTTCTACACACCAAGCGCAACCACTTCGTCCATTACCAATACATTCCCGGGTTTGGTTTCTATGGCTATGGCCTCATCCACCTCATCGGGGGTTATGCCAAGAGCGCGACGATGCTTATCCGCCAGCTTGTTGACGCTGGCACTTTGTCTAACCTCCCCGGTGGTCTCAAATCGCGGGGTCTTCGCATCAAGGGAGATGACACCCCCATCGCTCCGGGGGAGTTCCGAGATGTAGACGTTCCGTCCGGTTCGATCCGCGACAACATCCTGCCCCTGCCATATAAGGAGCCGTCGCAGGTTCTGTACACGCTGTTCAATCAGATCGTCACGGAAGGTCGCCAGTTCGCCTCCGCTGGTGATATGAGCGTGAGTGACATGTCGGCCAACGCCCCCGTTGGCACGACGCTGGCCCTCTTGGAGCGGCAACTCAAAGTGATGGGCGCAGTTCAGGCGCGGATGCACTTCTCCATGAAGCAGGAGTTCAAGCTCCTGAAAGCCATCATCGCCGACTACACCCCGGATGAGTACGACTACGAGCCGGTGGACGGCAGCCGCAAGGCCAAGAAGTCGGACTACGACACCGTGGACGTGATCCCCGTGTCTGATCCCAACGCTGCCACGATGGCGCAGAAGATCGTGCAGTATCAGGCGATCCTGCAGTTGGCCCAAGGCGCACCGCAGCTATACAACCTGCCCCTGCTGCACCGGCAAATGATTGAGGTGCTGGGCGTGAAGAACGCCGCCAAGCTCGTGCCGATTGAGGATGACATGGTGCCCACCGACCCGGTGACGGAGAACCAGAACCTGCTGATGCAAAAGCCGGTCAAGGCGTTCATTGAGCAAAACCATGAGGCGCACATTCAGACGCACATGGCCGCAGTTCAGAACCCGAAGATCCAGCAGTTGATTCAGGGCAACCCAATGGCGCAGCAGATCTACGCTGCCACGATGGCGCACATCAACGAGCACGTCGCTATGGAGTACCGCCGTCAGGTCGAAGAGGCGATGGGTATGGTGCTGCCCAGCGAGGAGACCAACAAAGACGTTCCGCCGGAGATGGCCGATCAAATCGCCATCAAGGCTGCGCAGGTATCGCAGCAGTTGCTGCAGCGGGATCAACAACAGGCCCAGCAGGCTGCGGCTCAGCAGCAGATGCAGGACCCGATTGTCCAGATGCAGATGCAAGAACTGCAGTTGAAGATGAAGGATCTGGAGCTTAAGGCGCAGAAGCAAGCAGCGGATGCTGCCGCCAAAGCGGATCAGATCGAAATTGAGATGGCGCGGATTGCCGCTCAGAAAGAGATTGCAGCGATGCAGATCGCGGCAAAGCAGGAGACCGATGGAGCCAAGCTCGGCGTGCAGATCGCCAAAGATCGGTCGCAGATGAACCGTCCGCCCAAACCCACTGAGAGGAGTAAAGCTTGAAGATTGATGAACTCCATGCGCTTGCGCATGTGCAAAAAGAGATTGAAAAGATCCGGCAGGAGCAGGTTGCGTTCCTTGCTGCCAGCCGTGCTGATTCATTTGATGAATACAAAAAGGTCTGTGGGGTGATCCGGGGTCTATACCTCGCAGACTCAATCATTAACGACCTCGTGCAAAGGATCACCAACGATGACTGAGTTTGATGTGCAGGCAATTGACCTGTCCGGCGTGCTTAATAAATCCGCCGAACAAAAGGCCAAGCAACTGCCTGACCCCAAAACCTTCCACCTGCTATGCGTGGTGCCGGAGGCGATGGAGGAGTATCAGGACAGCGAAGTGGGCCTGATCAAGGATGCCAAGACGATGCACTATGAAGAAGTGCTGACTCCTGTGCTGTTCGTGGTCAAGGTCGGCCCCGACGCATACAAGGATACGACTCGCTTCCCCAGCGGCCCGTCGTGCAAGCAAGGTGACTTCGTCATCGTGCGTCCCAATTCAGGCACCCGCCTGAAGATTCATGGCCGAGAGTTCCGCATCATCAATGATGATTCGGTCGAAGCCGTTGTTGAAGATCCGCGTGGCATTACCCGCGCTGCTTAAGGAGTAGAAGATGGCAACCGCCAAACCTGAGTTTGAAGGTGAAGAGTTTGAGTTTCCTGATGAGAAGGAAGCCAAGGCGCGTAAGTTCAAGGCCGATAAGGCCGAAGACGACGCGGAGTTGAAGATTGAGATTGAGGACGACACCCCTCCGCAAGACCGTGGCCGCAAGCCCATGAAGGAGCCGGTGGAGGATCCCACCGAAGATGAACTTGCATCGTATGATGAAAAAGTTCAACAACGTATCAAGAAGTTCACTCGCGGCTTTCACGATGAGCGTCGTGCCAAAGAAGCTGCCCTGCGTGAGCGGGAGGCGGCTGAGGCATTTGCCAAGCAGGTGTATGAAGAGAACAAGCGCCTGAAGGAGCAACTGTCCACTGGCAGCAAGGCGTATATTGAGACATCCAAGACCGCTGCTCAGGCGGAACTTGAGTCTGCCAAGGAGAAGTATCGCAAGGCGTATGACGCCGGTGATGCTGACGCTATTGTTGCAGCGCAAGAAGCCATCGCCAAAGCCACAGTGAAACTGGATAAGGCGGAAACCCTCAAGCCCATTGAGCATGAGGAAAAGGACGAATTTGTCCCTGCCAAGGCCAAAGCCAAGGACGAAGACAATACCCCCAAAGTCAGCCCCCGCACCCAGCGTTGGATGGAGTCCAACAGTGAATGGTTTGGTGTGGATGAAGAAATGACGATGGCTGCAATGGGTATTGACAAGAAACTGCAGCGTGAGTATGGTCCTGACTACGTCGGTACTGATGAGTACTTCCAGAAAGTCGATCAGACCATGCGCAAACGATTCCCTGAGTACTTTGAGTCTCAGAGCCAAGAGGATGATGACCCGCCTCCCCGAAAGAGGTCAGCCCCGGTACAGGAGGATGATGAGCCTCCGCGCCGTGCATCAAAACCGGCAACTGTGGTGGCTCCGGCTTCCCGCAGTTCCTCGCCTAGCCGTATTCGGCTAAAGGCGTCCGAAGCAGCGATTGCCCGCAGGCTTGGGGTGCCCTTGGAACAATACGCTAAACAGGTTGCTTTACTTACTAGAGGTGAATAATGGAACAACAGGACCAAACAACTGCTCCGGCGCGTCAAAACCGCATGGCTCGTGCTATGGAAACGCGCACCGCAAGTGCACGTCCTCAAGCATGGCGTCCGCCTGAGACCCTCCCGACTCCCGATGAGCGTCCCGGCTGGAAACATCGCTGGGTGCGTCTGAGCACGATGGGTACTGCTGATCCCGGTAACATCTCTTCTAAGTTGCGTGAGGGATATGAACCCTGCAAAGCAGAGGACTATCCTGAACTCATGTTGCACGCCGCTACCGAGGGCCGCTTCAAAGGCGGCATTGAAGTAGGCGGTCTGTTGCTCTGCCGTATTCCTTCTGAGTTTTTGGAGCAGCGTATGAAATATTACGAAGCCCAGAACAAGGCCCAGATTGATTCGGTGGACAACTCATTCCTCAGTGAAAATGACCCCCGGATGCAAAAGTTCGCTGAACGGAGCACCAAGGTCACTTTCGGATCTGGTTCTTAAATTTAGGAGTCTTTAATGGCTTATCCCACCATTGACAAGCCGTATGGCTTGAAGCCGATCAATCTGATCGGTGGTCAGGTGTTCGCCGGACAAACTCGCCAATACCAAATCGACCCCGCCGGGTTCGCTGGTAACATCTTTTATGGAGATGTGGTGAAGCTTGTTTCGACGGGCTACGTTGAAAAAGATACCGGTCAAGCAACTGCTACGCCGCTGGGTATCTTCCAAGGCTGCTCTTACGTGAACGCGCAAGGGCAAACCATCTTCGCGCAGTACTACCCCACCGGGTACGCTGCTCCCACCGGCACCGTCATCACCGCCTACGTGCAGGATGATCCGGACCTGCTGTTCAAGGCAGTTCTGGTTGCTGGTCAAACGGAAGGTGGCAACGGCCTTACTCCGGCTTATCTGAGCCGTAGCGTGATTGGTACGAACGCTGAACTGGTGCAAAACGCTGGCGTGGTTGCTACTGGTGACAGCCGTATTGGCGTCTATACCACTGGCAGCACTGGTACCGCTTCGCTGCCCATCCGCATCATTGATGTCGTTCCGGATACCGCGAACTCGTCTGGCAACTTTGTGGAAGTGATTTGCAAGTGGAATGCTCCGTACGTGGTCTCTACGTCCACGACCACTGAGCCGACCCCGGGCACCTTCACCACCACGACCACCAGCACCGTGACCGGCGGCCATCAGTATCTCAACCCCGTTGGCGTCTGATAAGGAGTAATTAAACATGGCTATTTCACGCGCACAACTGCTGAAAGAGCTGCTCCCTGGTCTGAACGCCCTGTTCGGTATGGAGTACGCTCGTTACGGCGAAGAGCACAAAGAGATCTACGAGACCGAGACCTCTGAGCGCTCGTTTGAAGAAGAAACCAAGCTGTCTGGCTTCTCCGCCGCTCCGGTGAAGAACGAAGGCTCTGCGATTGCTTATGACAACGCGCAGGAAGCTTGGACCACCCGCTATACGCACGAAACCATTGCTCTGGGTTTCTCGATCACCGAAGAGGCGATTGAGGACAACCTGTACGACAGCCTGTCTGCTCGTTACACCAAGGCGCTGGCCCGTGCTATGGCTTACACCAAGCAGGTGAAGGCTGCTGCGGTTCTGAACAACGGCTTCTCCAACACCTACCCCGGCGGTGATGGCGTGTCCCTGTTCAACGACAGCCACCCGCTGGTTTCCGGTGGTACCAACAGCAACACCCCGACCGTGCAAGTGGATCTGAACGAAACTTCTCTGGAAGCTGCCGTTATTCAGATCGCCGCTTGGACGGACGAACGTGGCCTGCTGATCGCCGCTAAGCCCAAGAAGATGATTGTTCCCCCGTCGCTGATGTTCGTTGCCAAGCGCCTGCTGGACACCGAACTGCGTGTGGCAACTGCTGATAACGATATCAACGCTATCAAGCAGATGGGTGCGATCCCCGAGGGCTACACCGTCAACCACTTCCTGACCGACAACAACGCGTGGTTCCTGACCACGGACGTTCCCAACGGTATGAAGCATTTCGTTCGTACTCCGCTGCAAAACAGCATGGACGGCGACTTCGATACCGGCAACGTCCGCTATAAGGCAAGGGAGCGGTATTCTTTTGGATGGTCCGACCCCCTCGGCATGTGGGGTTCCTCTGGTTCGACCTAAATCGAATACCAAAGGTAGCAAAAAGGGGGCTTCGGCCCCCTTTTTCTTTGTCGCGCTTGATTTGGCTGTTTAGGCTGGTATGATTGGCTTATGACCTACCAAGACCTACCCAAGACCCGCGCCGAAGCCAAAGCTCAAGGTGCTGCCCAGTATTTCACCGGCAAGCCCTGCAAGCAGGGCCACCTTGTTCCCAAGTTCACCTGTAGCGGGTCATGCACGGAGTGCTTGGCCTCGCGCCGCAGGGAGTACATGCGGGACTGGGCGCAGAAGAACCCTGAAGCCAAGAAGGAACGTGCCGCTGCGTGGTACGAAAAGAACCGCGACGAAATCATTGAGCGCGTACGTACCAACTACTACAAGGACGTAGACAAGAGCCGCCAACGGGCACGGGATTACGCCGCTGAAAACCGGGCTGCTGCCCGGGAGCGCATTAAGAGATGGTCCCAAGAAAACCCAGAACGAAAGCGGCAGAACGATAAAGCGTGGGCCGCCGCTAACCCGGATCGCGCCCACAGCCTCAAAGCCAAATACCGCGCTGCCAGACGTATGGCCTGCCCGCCTTGGGTGGATGCAGACCATATGGCCCGAATCCACGAGGTTTACCGGCTGCGGCGGCAGATTTCAGAGCAGACAGGGGTCGTCCATGAGGTGGACCATATCGTGCCTTTACAGGGCAAAACCGTTTGCGGCTTGCATGTCTGGTGGAACCTGCGGGTGATCCCCCGGGAAGCAAATAACCGCCGCCCAAGAATCTGGGCCGATGATGTTGACCCCACCATTCCCGGGTGATATATTGGCCCCATTCCGGGGTCCCCGGCGTTTCTGACAGTCCCGGCTGACGACATGCAGACAGAGCGCCCAAACGTACACTCGCATGTGAGGAATCATGGCACGTACTACCTTTTCTGGTCCCGTTGCGTCTGACAACGGTTTCGTCTTCCCGACCGCTACCGCTGCTAACCTTGGTGACGCGACCAACGCGATTAACACCATCAACAAGACCGTTGGTAAAACCGTTCAGGACATCGCCACCGGCATCATCTACGTTGCCACCGGCACCAGCGCGACTTCGGCTTGGAAGGGCTCCAACGCATCCACCGTCACTCCGTCTTGATAGGAGGCCGACATGGCCATGCAATACGACGTTAAGTCGGTACACATGTCTTCTTCAGGGGTGGCGGTTAATTACCGCACGCGCTTGAAGGGAGCCATTGTGTCCGCAAACGCAAGTGCAGCCACGCGAAATACCGTGTTTGCCAACAATGTGGTGCAGACCGGTACTTACGGGCGGACCACGAACGTGGTCACTGTGACGATTGCCAATCATGGCCTGTCTAATGGTGATCGTGTGTGGCTGGACTTTTCGGCTGGTACTGGCGGCACCGCAACGGACAACATCTATGCGGTGACTGTTACCGACCAGAATGTTTTTACTGTGACGGATTCGGCCACCGGTAGCATTACTGGCACCCCCGCTGTTTCCATGTACGCCGACATCCTGTTGGAGGCTGACTCCTACAACCCCACCGCGTTCAATGTGGTGATCCCGGGTGAAGGTATTCTGGCTACTAACGGTGTGTTTGTTGGCCTTGTGACCAACGTCACCACGACGGTGTTTTATGGCTAAGTCGCCCGCATGGACTCGCAAAGAAGGCAAGAACCCCAAAGGTGGTCTGAACGCCAAGGGTCGCGCCTCTGCGAAGGCCCAAGGGATGAACCTAAAACCACCGCAGCCCGAAGGCGGCAAACGGCGCGACTCCTTCTGCGCGAGGATGAGTGGTATGAAGAAGAAGCTCACCTCGGAGAAGACCGCGAAAGACCCAAACTCCCGGATTAACAAGTCGCTACGCGCATGGAACTGCTGAGGTCAGGTGATGGAGATGATGGTTTGGAACATTGTGCTTTCGTTTGTTTCCGCAGCAGCGTTGCTGTGGGTCAAATCCATGCACGACGAGATCAAGCGTCTGTCTATCCTGATCAGCAAGACGCGGGAAGAGCACGCCGATAAGTTTGTGAACAAGCAGGATATGCATAACGACATCAACCGTGTGCTGACCCGCTTGGACCGGCTGGACGAGAAGCTGGATGCTTTTATGAAGGAGCAACGCAGTGCCCTCGGTTAGCGGAAAACAACACAATCTGATGGCGCTTGTCGCCAACGACCCCGCCGCTGCAAAGCGTGTGGGCATTCCACAGTCTGTCGGCAAAGAGTTCATGAAGGCCGATAAAGGACTGAAGTTTGGTAAAGGCAGTGGCACCCGTGCAGATGCACAGGCGATCAACAAGCCCAAAACCAATCAAGGCAAGCAGGAACTTTTTGCAAAAGGTGGCGACATGAAAGAGTCCAAAGCGATGGTGAAAAAAGAAGTGTCCTTCATGAAAAAGAAGGGCGCTCCCAAATCCATGATCAAACATGAGATGGGCGAAATGACCAGCATGAAGTACGGCGGCAAAGCCAAAAAGATGGCCAATGGTGGCATCACCACCGCCAAGATGGGTGCTGTGAAGACCGCCGCTCCCAGCAAAGACGGCGTTGCGTCCAAGGGCAAGACCAAGGGCACGATGGTCAAGATGGGCGCTGCCAAGCCGCTGGGCATGAAAAAGGGCGGCTACTGCTGATTTAGGAGGCCGTCATGGCAAGAAGAAACCGTGACCTCGCGGGGCTGGCAGCGCTAGGTGCGCTGGGCTACATGATGTCCCGTAAACCTACTAATAACGCCCCTGTTGAAGACCGCAGGGCGGCGGCGCTTCAAGCTGTTGCGCGGCTTCAGGACGACCGGGATGTTGGTGGGATTAGTGGCGCAAGTCCATCCGGGCTGTACCGCAATGAAGAGACCGGCGATTTGTTCAGTATGAACATACCTGAGAGGGCTCCGGCTCGTCGCCCTGCTGGTCCGTCGCGTTCTATGGCTGCCGCTGATACGGCTGAAGAGATGGCTCCTCCGGCAGCAGTGCCACAGGAAGTCCCTTCTCGTGGGCGCCGTGAACTGCCCCCGCGTCGTAATGTGGCTGGGGATTACACCCGCCGGATGGGCGCAACCGCAGATGAGATTGCTGCGTATCGCACCCGGGAGATCACTCCTCCGCCTATGACTCCTGCAATGCGTAAGCAAGCAGAAGAGCAAGCGATTCAGCGCGTGACTCCTGAAGAGTATCTGATCGGTGGCCCCGGCCTAAAAGGTTTGCATGCAGCGGCAAAGCGCCTCGCAGCTCCCCGCGTGGCTGAATACACCCAGCCGCTTCTAGCAGCCCCCACTGCTCGTCTCACGGGTCCGTCCAAGAAGGATTTGGTGGCGCGTGATCGCGCTGCCCGTGACGCTATGCGCCGGGAAGAGATGCTGCAGGAGAACGCCCGCCGCTATGGGCTGGACCCCAGCGCTCCCGGTTATGAGGGCGCTGCCCGTGCGGTGCGTGAAGGACTCGGTGACGGCGCGTTCACCCTGAAGAAAAAGGGTGGCATGGTCAAGGCCAAACCCAAGAAGATGGCTTCCGGTGGCAGCACGTCGTCCACGTCTAAGCGTGGTGACGGTATTGCCTCTCGCGGCAAGACCAAGTGCAAGATGTATTGAAGGAGTCCGACATGGATGACGTTCTGGAAAAGAAGCCCCAGCCTCCGGTCAAAGGTGGCGTGTACAACCCGGACTCGGGCGCACCTCCTCCGCAAGATATTGATGGTGGCTCTGTGAAGCCCGCCCCCAAGGCGTCCAAGCCCAAGAAGATGGCTGAAGGCGGTTCTGCCTCCGCTCGTGCAGATGGCTGCGCTCAGCGTGGTAAGACTCGCGGACGGATGGTTTAAGGGGGCATCATGCCAAAAGGGATTCGTGAGCCGCTTCAAGAGCTTGAGGGCGGCAAAGGCTTTGGTGGCATGGGCGGCGGTGGCGGTGGTGTGCGCTACAAAACCACAGCGCAACCAGAGCGATCAGACCCAGCTCAAGAAGCTAAAAATCTTAAAGCATTGTTTTCCGCTGCGGGTATAGCAACCGGCGCAGGTTTAACCGCAGCGTCTGCAATGGACGCGCCCAATCGCCGAGCGGCAGCGGAGCGGAAAGAGAAAGCCGAACGTGAAGCCGCAGCAGAACTCAAACGCGAGTCGCGTGGTATGAAGGCCGGGGGCACTGCATCAGCACGCGCTGACGGCATCGCCCAACGTGGCAAAACCAAAGGCAGGATGGTGTAATCATGATGGCCAGCCGTGGGATGGGTGCAATCAACCCGTCCAAGATGCCCAAGAAGAAGGTCATCCAACGCAAGGACGACCCCAACAGCGTGGACATGTACGCTGAAGGTGGTGGGGTGAACGCGGCTGGCAATTACACCAAGCCGGAACTGCGTAAGCGGATCGTGGCGCAGGTCAAAGCCGCTGCTACTCACGGCACGAAGGCCGGCCAATGGTCGGCCCGTAAGGCACAGCTTGTTGCCAAGAAGTACAAGGCAGCGGGCGGGGGTTACCGAGATTGAAAGCCCCGCAGAAATCGCTCAAGGACTGGACTGCGCAAAAGTGGCGCACCAAGTCCGGCAAACCGTCTTCTAAGACGGGGGAGCGTTATTTGCCTGAAGCGGCTATCAAAGCCCTGTCCCCGGCGGAGTACGCTGCGACAACCCGAGCCAAACGGGCTGGGAAGAAGGCAGGCAAACAATTTGTGGCGCAGCCCAAGAGCATCGCCAAGAAAACCGCAGGATTTCGATAATGGCAACAACCTCCGGCTCCTCAGCATTTAACCTTGACCTGACTGAACTGGTTGAGGAGGCGTTTGAGCGGGCGGGTTCGGAGCTTCGCACGGGCTACGACCTGCGTACCGCACGCCGGTCACTGAACATCATGTTCGCTGACTGGGCCAACCGTGGCATCAACATGTGGACGATTGAGCAGGGTCTGATTGACCTTGTTCCGGGTCAAAACACTTATGCACTGCCGGTGGACACAATTGATCTGCTGGAGCACGTCATCCGCACGGGTGCGAACGTGGCGGCAACTCAAGCCGACCTGACCATCACCCGGATCAGCGTCTCCACCTACGCTACGCTGCCCAACAAGCTGCAACAGGCCCGTCCGATTCAGGTCTGGATCCAGCGGTATAACGGCCAGCAAAGCCCCACAGGGTTAACCCTAAGTGGCAACATCAACGCTTCGGTGGACCAGATTACCCTGAATTCCGTGGTGGGTCTGCCCGCTGCGGGATTCGTGAAGATCGACAACGAGATCATCAACTACGGGTACATCGACGGCAACACCCTGTACAACTGCTTCCGGGGGCAGGCTAACACGACTGCTGCATCGCACAATAACGGCGCGACGGTTTACTGGCAGCAGCTTCCGGCAATTACGGTGTGGCCGACTCCGGACAACTCTCAGGCGTATCAGTTCGTGTATTGGCGTCTGCGCCGCACGCAGGATGCGGGAGGTGGTGTGAACGTCATGGACGTGCCGTTCCGGTTCATCCCCTGTATGGCTGCAGGACTGGCATACTACATTGCTACTAAAGTGACTGGTGGCATGGAGCGTCTGCCCATCCTGAAGGCTCAGTACGACGAGGCTTGGGAGCTTGCGGCGCAGGAAGACCATGAGAAGGCCCCGCTGCGCTTGGTGCCCCGTCAGCAGTTCATCGGGAGCACCTATTAATGGGTAACCGGTTCGCCAGTGGCAAGTACGCGATTGCTCAGTGTGACCGCTGTGATCAGCGGTTCAAGCTGTCGCTGCTTCGCCGCGAGGTGGTCAAGACCAAGAACTACGAGTTGTTGGTGTGCCCGGAGTGTTGGGATCCTGATCAACCGCAGTTGCAGTTGGGTATGTATCCTGTGGATGACCCGCAGGGTTTGCGTAACCCTCGCCCTGACCGCAGCTACCGGCTGTCCGGCACGAGCGGCCTGCAGATCCAACCGGGGGGTGGCCCTTTAGGTACCGGGTCTGTGGAAGCCGGTAGCCGTATTTTTCAGTGGGGCTGGAATCCAGTGGGCGGAGCCAGTTTGAACGACGCAGGACTGACCCCTAACAACTTGGTTTTATCTGTGCAATTGGGTACAGTAACGGTATCCGCTACGTAAGGAGTGAACATGGACGCGATGAAGAAAGTGGCTAAGGCCGAAGTCAAAGCCCACGAGAAGCGCATGCACGGCGCTAAGGGTATGCGGGCGGGCGGCAAGACCAACGCCGACATGCTCAAGTACGGGCGTAACATGGCCAAGGTCATCAACCAACGCAGCCCCGGTCGTAAAGGAGCCTGATATGGCCACGTACAAGACCCCCAAATACACCCCCATGCAAGAAGCTGGTGTGGGTAACAATAAACAATACCTGCGTGAAGCCAACACGTCGGTGGCTAACACCCGTAGCAACGACTACAAGCCGACCAAGACCTCGGGCATCAAGATCCGTGGTACTGGTGCTGCCACCAAGGGCGTGATGGCTCGGGGTCCGATGGCCTGATATGAACTACACCGAGTTGCAAGCTGCAATCTGCGATTACACGCAGAACTTTGAGTCTGATTTTGTTGCGAACATTCCGGTGTTCGTGCAGCAGGCTGAGCAGCGTATCTACAACACGGTGCAGTTCCCGTCGCTTCGCAAGAACGTCACGGGGTCTACGTCACAGGACAACAAGTACCTGTCGTGCCCCAACGACTTTCTGGCTGTGTATTCGATGGCGGTGATTGATGGGACTGGGGCCTATGAGTACCTGCTGAACAAGGATGTGAACTTCATCCGGCAGGCGTACCCCAATCCCAACAGTGACAAGGGCATCCCCAAGTATTACGCACTGTTTGGTCCGACAGTGGCGGGGGCAGTCATCTCTGATGAACTGACTTTCCTTCTTGGCCCCACCCCCGACGCTGCGTACAACGTCGAGCTTCATTATTACTATTACCCTGAGTCCATCACTGTGGCTGCGGATGGCCGCACTTGGCTGGGCGATAACTTTGATACCGTCTTGCTGTACGGTTCGCTGGTGGAGGCTGCAATCTTCATGAAGAGCGAAGCCGACATGATGAGCTACTACGACGGGAAATATAAAGAGGCCCTCGCACTTGCGTCTAGGCTTGGGGATGGCCTTGAGCGGTCCGATGCGTACAGGTCGGGGCAAAATCGCCTTGCACCGCTGCCTCAAAATAACGGGGTCAAATAATGGAAACGACCCGCCGCGCTGCGCTTGCAAAAGGAGACTCCCAGTATTTCACTGGGAAAGCGTGCCCGCACGGGCATACGGCTCCGCGTCGCGCGTCTACGGGAGAGTGCCTTGCGTGTCGCACAGAAGGTCTGAAGGCATGGCGCTTAAAGAACCCTGCCAAAGTGCAACGGCATAATCAGCAACAGTATGTGCGACATGCTGATAAATTGATGCAGAGGTCGCGGGAGTACCGCGCGGCTAATGCTGACAAACTTAACGCGCAAAAGCGGGAGTACCAGCGAAACAACCTGCATGTTTACGCAAAAATAAAAGCGCGTCGTGACGCGGCTAAGTTGCAGCGCACTCCGGCATGGTTGACTGAAGATGATCACTGGATGATGGGGCAGGCTTACGAGTTGGCGGCGCTTCGCACTTCAATGTTTGGTTTTGCTTGGCATGTGGACCATGTGGTGCCGTTGCAAGGTAAAAAAGTGTCAGGTCTCCATGTTCCGCAAAACATGCAGGTTATTCCGGCTAAACTCAACCGCGCCAAATCAAACCGTTTTGAGGTGGCATCTTGAGCTTCACGGGCAACTATTCCTGCAACACGCTTCGCTTGGGTCTTGCCAACGGCACGATCAACTTTGCCTCGGACACGTTCTATTTGGCGTTGTACACCAATGCGGCTACGCTTGACTCTACGACGACTGCTTACACCGCGACCGGGGAAGCCTCGGGCGGCAATTATGTTGCAGGTGGACAGGTTGTCACGGCTACGATTTCGTCGGAAGCAAACAACGCTGGGGGCAGCACGACGTACATCAATTTCTCTGCTCCGTCGTGGACTGGCGCGATCACAGCGCGTGGGGCCTTGATCTACACGCCGGGTGATAACGGTGCTGTATGCGTGCTGGACTTCGGGTCTGACAAAACTTCAACCACTTCTTTCACTGTGCAGATGCCAGCTAACACCAGCACGTCTGCTCTCATTCGGCTTGTATAAGGAGCGATCATGCAAAAAGAGCTTTCCAATTTTGGCGATCACGCACAGGTGGCTATGCAGTCCAACGTCGTTGGTGCTGAGTCCGTAGGGATCGAAGGCCACTACCATGTGGTGTGCCGTGACGCTGATGGCAACATCAAGTGGGAAGAGCAGTTCCCCAATCTGGTCAACGCTATCGGTAAGGAACTGATGCTGGACACTCTGCTGTCTACGTCTGGCACTTACACCACTGTGGGTCCGTTCCTCGGCCTGATCTCTGGTTCGACCCCGACCTTCGCTGCGGGAGACACGATGGCCTCGCATGGCGGTTGGACTGAGTTCACCAACTACACCGTGGGTGGCTCTCCTGTCCGTGGTACGGCTGTGTTTGGCGCTGCGTCTTCTACCGGTGCCAGCCCGACCAACGTGACCACCAAGACTGCTTCTGCGATCACCTACACCATCACGGGTGGCGGCGGTACGGTTGGTGGCTGCTTCTTGGTGACCGGCTCTGGCGCGTCTTCGACTCAAGGCAACACCTCCGGTACGCTGTACAGCGCGGGCGCGTTTGCAACGGCCAAGATCACCACGGCGGGCGACACTGTCAGCGTTACCTACAGCACGACCGCAACCTCCTAACTGAAGGAGGCTTAAATGGCTCTGGTTCTTGCAAACCGTGTCCAAGAATCGGCCACGGCGAATACTACTGTCAGCTTCACGCTGACGGGGGCGGTACTGGGTTTCCAGACGTTTGCAGTAATTGGTGACACCAACACCACCTTCTACTCTGCAACGGATACGTCTGGTAACTGGGAGGTTGGTCTGGGGACGTACTCCACGACCGGCCCAACCCTGACCCGCACGACGATCTACGCCTCCAGCAATGGCGGCAGTGCGGTGACCTTCCCGGGCACCCTGAACGTCTTCGTCACTTATCCGTCTGGCAAGTCCGTCAATCTGGACGCCAGCGGTAACGTGTCCGCGTTGGGTACGGTGTCGTCTGGTACGTGGCAAGGAACCACTGTTGGCGTGGCCTATGGCGGCACGGGGGTCACGGCATCGTCCGGGGCCAACTCTGTGGTGCTACGGGATGCGAACCAGAACATCACCGTTAATAGAGTAAGTCAGGCAAACACCAGCACAACCGCTGCGGGGGGCACCACGGCTCTGACAGCAGCGTCCAGCTATATCCATACGCTGGTTGGCACCGGGGGCGAGACCTACACCATGCCTGACGCAACCACCCTGACGACCGGGGTGGCGTTTGTGTTCAACAACATGGCGACGGGCACGCTGACTATCCAGAACTACGCCGCTGGAGCAGTTGGAACAATCCCCACGGGGGGCGCGGGCGCGGTCTTTTTGACGGACAACAGTACTGTTGGCGGCATTTGGGACATCCATGCGTATCTGCCCGAGGGCGTGACCTTTGGAACTAACGCGTTCAACCTTGGCACTTCTATCATTTCTGGCGGTACGTGGCAAGGCGGCACGATCCAGCCTGCCTACGGTGGCACGGGACTGACCACGTTCACCGGGGCTAACAACGCGCTGTACTCCACGGGTGCAACGACTCTGACGGCTGGCACGCTTCCTTCTGCTGCTGGTGGTACGGGCCTGACGACCTTCACGGGCGCGAACAACGCTCTGTACTCCACCAGTGCGTCGGCGTTGACGGCGGGTACGCTGCCGATTGCAGCGGGCGGTACGGGACAGACCACGGCCAACGCTGCATTTAATGCACTTGCGCCCAGCCAGACCTCGCAGTCGGGCAAGTACCTGACCACAGACGGCTCCAACACTTCTTGGGGCACGGTGAATCCGCCGCCGTCTCTGTCCAACGATACAGCCACAGCCACCAACCTCTACCCCATTTTTGCTGCGGCCACGACGGGTACGCCGTCTACCATTTACACCAGCAACGCGCAGTATCTGTTCAAGCCCAGCACGGGCGAGTTGAGCGTGAAAGCGCCCCGGGGCAGTAACGGCGTGTTTGTGAACAGCCAGACGGTCACGGAGCATTACGTCATCACTTCGTCGGACAACGGTTTGAGCGCGGGGCCTGTTACTGTGACGACCGGCTCCATCACGGTGTCCAGCGGCGCGGTGTGGACTGTTGTTTGAGGAACGAACATGCCTGTAACGATTGATGGAACCACTGGAATTTCAGGCCCCGCCTCGGGCCTGACGGATTTAAACGCATCCAACCTGTCCACGGGCACGGTGCCTGATGCGCGTTTCCCGGCGACCCTTCCTGCGGTCAGTGGTGCAAACCTAACCGCACTAAATGCCAGCAACCTTGGCTCTGGCACAGTACCTGATGCCCGCTTTCCGGCCACGTTGCCCGCTGCCAGCGGCGCAAACCTGACGGCCTTGAATGCCAGCAATCTGGATTCGGGAACGATCCCTAACGCTCGGTTCCCCGCTACCTTGCCCGCCGCTAGTGGCGCAAACCTGACGGCGCTTAATGCCTCAAACCTTGGCTCTGGTACTGTTCCAGACGCCCGGTTCCCCGCTACCTTGCCCGCAGCCAGCGGTGCCAACCTCACCAACCTGAACGCATCCAACCTGTCCAGCGGTACTGTTGGCACGGCGCGTCTGGGGTCTGGAACGGCGAACAGCAGCACGTTTCTGCGCGGTGATGGTACATGGGCGTCTGCCGGCGGCGTACCGACTTTTGATGACATCGGCAGCTACGCAATGTTTTGGTACACAAGCACCACGAACGTTGCAGCAGGTAGTAACGTTTCCGGCGCAAACCTATTCCGAATAACTACGGCGGGCGGAAACCTTCTTGAGACTCCTAATATTGGCTTTCAGTTGGACGTTGGTACCTACCCGGGGGCTGTTGGAGATTACACAAACAGAACTTCAGCTTTATCCGCAAACTCTCGAACTGTATCCCCTGTAAGTGGAACGTGGCGCGTTCTTACTTATGCTACGCGAGCCTACTTCTATGGGTGCGTTAACAGCACTAGGTGGCCGAGCGTAGTTGCGGTTCGTGTTGCTTAATCTGCTTGGGGATTAAAGATGAATTATTCGTCCGTTGAGAATCTTATCTGGTGTGGTGAAGATAAGGTGGCATTTAACTGCGATGTAACTTTTGAAAACCTTGGGACTGTTCCTTTTTGCTGTAACGTTAACGATTTGGTCGATCACGCGCAGAGCATCTGGCAGCGTGCAATGGCAGGAGAGTTCGGCGCAATTGCGGAACCTCTTCCACAACCAACTGTTCTTGATCCCGCAGTCACGCCGCAACCCTCTGTTGAAGGGGCGCAGACGCTGTGATACAAACTGTCGCCCCTCGCTTCGCCGTCACCCAAGACGGCACCACCTTGAACGTCTACCACGCCGACAAGGGGCAGGGGCTGCCGCGCCATGAACACGCCTACGCACACCTTACTCTGTGCCATGCGGGTAGCTGCATCGTGCGCAAAGATGGCCGGGAGTTGGTCATGGATAAGAACACGCAGCCCGTTAACCTTGTGGCTGCTGAATGGCATGAGATTGAAGCGCTGGAAGACGGCACAGTGTTTGTGAACGTCTTTGCTGAAGGAAAATACTGATGTCCAACCTCAAAGTTCAAGCAAGCCTTACGGGAACGGGCGTTGTCACACTGGTACCCCCGACGACAAACACCGACCGCACGGTGACGCTGCCCGATCAGACGGGCACGGTGTACATCACTGGCGGAGACATCGGCACACCTTCTGCTGGCAACGGCTCCAACCTCACTAACCTGAATGCATCCAACCTCGGTTCTGGGACGGTGCCTGATGCTCGCTTTCCGGCGACTCTACCTGCTGCCAGCGGCGCAAACCTGACGGCGCTTAATGCCTCCAACCTTGGCTCTGGTACGGTGCCTGATGCTCGCTTTCCGGCGACTCTACCTGCTGCCAGCGGCGCAAACCTGACGGCGCTTAATGCCTCCAACCTTGGCTCTGGTACGGTGCCTGATGCTCGCTTTCCGGCGACTCTACCTGCTGCCAGCGGCGCAAACCTGACGGCCTTGAACGCCAGCAATCTGGATTCGGGGACCATCCCCAACGCCCGGTTCCCAGCAACCCTCCCCGCAGCCAGCGGGGCAAACCTTACCAACCTGAACGCCAGCAACTTGTCCTCCGGCACTGTCGCTACAGCACGGCTGGGGTCTGGCACTGCGAACAACACGACGTTCCTGCGGGGCGACAACACTTGGGCTACTGTATCAGGCGGTATTACGCTATCAGATGCAGCTAACCTTGGCGTTGGCGGCTCTGTAACTATTTCATATCTTACTTCAACTGCCTCAGTAAGTATTGGTGGCGATATTAGTGGTGTATATTTATTTCGGGCTACGTCTGGTAGTACAACAACCTTTCAAAATACCAATGCTGCTAACACTCCTGGCTTAGACTTAAGAAATAGAACAACGTCTTTCACTTTCGATGGGACCCACACGCCTATTGGTTTTGGCACTTGGAGACTTTTAGGGCCTATACATCATAATGGGACTCTTTGGCAAGATATAGGGTATGGCAACATGGCGACAACAAGACTAACCAGGGGTTCGCTGTTTATTAGGGTTGCTTAAGGAGTAAAAAATGGATATTATTAGCGTCAAAAACTGTTTTTGGGTAAACGAAGATAAAAGTATATTTAATTGCACAGTTCAATTTTCTACTTTTGCACACGAGGTTGAATTTGGATGTGCTGTGTTTGATCCAACACCACACGCTCAAGAAATTTGGCAACGTGCAATGGCTGGTGAGTTTGGCCCTATTACAGAGTTTGTCCCACCGCCCCCACCTATTGAAGTAACAAGTACCCCATCGTCTGGTGAAATCCCGCAGAGCGTTCTATGAGTGAGCCCGTTGTTCACATTGGCTGCGTAGCCAACCTGTTTAGCCGCATGATGTATTTCAGGAAGGCGGGAGACATCGAGATCGGCCACACGCACCAGTTCGATCACCTCACGCTGCTGGCAAAGGGCAAGCTCAAGGTGACGGTGGAGGGTGTGGTTACGGAATTTACGGCCCCGCACATGATCTATATCCGCAAAGACAAAGTGCATGAGCTTGAGGCGCTCACGGATGAGACCGTGGCCTACTGCATCCACGCCTTGCGGGACAAAGAGAACAACGACATCCTTGACCCGTCCATGATCCCGGCGGGGGTAAGCCCGATGTCGATAGCAGGCCCGCTCTGCACATAAGGATAAAGCAAGGAACTCCCCATGAGCAGCACCATAATTGCCAAGAACATTCAGGTTGGTACCTCTGGTACCGCGACCAACAACTTCACGTGGTATCAGCCCGCAGCCCCGGATGGCACGATACGTCTGGGCGTTGGCACTTACGGGGCCACGACGCTGGATGCGCTTACGGTTAATGGCTCGGGGACACTGACAGCCCCTGCGTTTTCTGGGTCTGGGGCATCTTTAACCGCGCTTAATGCATCCAACCTCTCAAGTGGGACAGTGCCAGATGCTCGGTTCCCGGCTACGTTACCCGCAGCCAGCGGTGCTAACCTTACAAACCTGAATGCCAGCAACCTTGATTCCGGGACGATCCCCAACGCTCGGTTTCCTGCGACCCTTCCGGCGGCCAGCGGTGCTAACCTCACCAACCTAAATGCATCCAACCTGTCTAGCGGTACTGTCGCCACTGCGCGTTTGGGCACGGGTACCGCTAACAGCACGACTTTCCTGCGCGGTGATGGCACATGGGCTGTGGCTGGTGGCGATCCGACCACAACTCAGGTTTTGAATGCAACGGCTGGGGCTGCTTTGGGAGCCGTGGGTAGCTACGCGCTGTTGTCCGGCGTTCCGGGAGGTTTAATCGGAGTGGGAGACGGCATTACTGGGGCAGGATCAAGT